TTCCGAGGTTTGATGGGTGCTCAGTACAACGACGTGGATGGAACTCGCCGGGCTCGCCAGGAACTTGAACAGATCTTCCCTCACCAATCTGCCGGACGCGACCCTACTCTTCTGCCTACGGCTGTCCAAAAGAGGCTTCGATTCTCCAACCCGGAACGTAATGCCCAGATGTTTGCCAAGAAGTCTGACTTGGGTCCTGCTCTATTTGTCCGTTTTGCTAACCGTTTCAACTTACCCGAGCATCACTCTTTCGACCCCATCTTATTCGCTCGTTGCGTCAGTGAAACAGTTGCCCGCAAGCTTGACAAGCCTATCGCCACCATTTGGAACAATATTGACAGGTCAGACCCGGATTGGGCGCTCAACTATATGGACTGCTTTGTCAAGTCGCAACACAAGGCCAAGGCTGAAACTCTTGCATGGACCGTTCGCTGGCATGATTATTCTGAACCCAGGATTCCGCAAGCTTCTGTTGCAAAGGCTGGCCAAACTCTTGTGACTAGCCCTGACTTCAACGTTTTCGAGCTTGGCCCAGTCGCCCGTTACATGCGCGAGGTTTTGAAGGCGACGCTACCTGACAATGTTTACCTCCACGGCGGCAAAACTATCTCTCAGATGTCCGACTGGAGCAAGACCCATGCAACCGGCAAGAGCACCTTCACTTGCGATTTCACGGCATATGACCAGTCCTGCACTGAAGAAACCCTGTCGTTTGAGTTGGCTTTCATGGAGTATTGCGGCATCCCAGCTTCCTTGGTGGACCTTTATAGGTGGATCAAACTTTCCATGCGGACACAATTTGGATTTTCGGCAATCATGCGGTTCACGGGTGAATTCGGTACCTACGACTTCAACACCTTCTGGAACATGGCATACATGGAAACTCGGTATCACATCCCTCGGTCCCTCGCTTGCGCTTTTTCCGGCGACGACTCTCTGTTCTTTGGCCCACTCACGGATCATCCTTCCTGGCAACGACTAAGTCACCACTTCTCTCTCGTTGGAAAAACTTTTTACTCGGACATACCGGAGTTCTGTGGCTGGCTCATGTATCCTTGCGGAGTTGTGCGCCATCCCATCCTTCTGGCCTTGAAAATCGTTTACCGTCAGGCTCGTGGTGATCTCGAACGCGTGTTGGACAACTACTTTTTGGAAGCTCAGTTTGCCTACGACTGTGGTGATGCTCTTTACCAGTACCTTCCGCCACTTGCTCAGGAAGCCCAACAATGGACCATTGACTTCTGCTTCCGTCATTCAACTCTGGTGCCTCATCTCAAGACCATCAACATCGCCGCATACTCGCACATACCCCTCAAGCTTTTGCCGGCGCGGTTGTTGAAGCAGTTTTTCTCGTTGACTTCCATGGGTTGACCCTACAAGCC